CCGCCTCGGGCAACGACGAAGCATTCATCACCGTCCGCTGATGGCGATGACGGGGCGGGTGGCGTTGTAAACCACCCGCCAACCAATCAAAAAAATGAGGGATAATAATGGCTTTTGTTCTGAAGCAGTCGGCTACCTATACGTGGCCCGTGACCATCGAAGTGCCGACGAGCGGCGGTCGTTTTGACAAGCAGGTCTTTGACGCCGAGTTCAAGCGCGTCGGCCAGACTGGCGCTGAGGACTACATGGCTGGGATCGCCAAGGGCGACAACAGCGTCATCGGCGTCCTTGGTGAAGTGCTGATCGGCTGGTCTGGCGTGACCGATGGCACCGACGACATCCCGTTCTCGATTGCCGCGCGCGACCAGCTTCTCGAAGTGAACCTCGCCGCATCCGCGATCTTTCAGGCATGGATCGACAGCCTGACGGGATCGAAGAAAAAAAACTGATCGACGCCGCCCGCTACTGGGTGGGCGGCGACACATCTTACGCCGAAGCCATCAATGACCTCAAAGCGTTCAGCGCGCCGGAAGAGGTCATTCAGGAACTTCTCGATTTACAGGCCAACGCAGACTTCGAGGTATTCGAGGAAAACTGGCCTGTAATCGAGATGTTCCTGCGAGTTCAGACGCAGTGGCGTGTTGGGATGGCTGGCCTGATTGGCCTCGATTACAGTATCCTGAAGTGGATGTTTGACGTTTACGGAGTGGACGATCATAAAGAGATGATGGACTGCTTGATTATCATGGAGCGCTCCGTCATCGCGGCGATGAATGAGGAAAAGTAATGGCTGACACCAGTCTGAACCTGAAGGTTCTTCTTCAAGGCAATGTCAGCGGCACTGACCAGTTCGACCGCTTCTCTTCCTCTCTCGCAACGGTCGGCAAGACCGCTGATAGCGTCAATCGCCAGATGGCAACCCTGACCGGCGGCATGAAGTTGCTTGCCGCCGGTTTCGGTGCCGGAAGCCTCACGGGCATGGTCTCCGAGTTCGCTCGGGTCTCGATCCAGCTTGACGCCTTCAGCAAGCAGCTTTCGATTGGCTTCGGTGAAGTCAACACGGCGGAACTTGAAAAGCTGCGCGCGATCATGCGCGATCTCGGCATCAGCGAGCAGTACGCGCTCGGGCAGGCGGTGCGTTTCACGTCAGCGATGAAGCTGTCTGGCCAGACTGCATCTGAAGCCAACGCGAACTTTGCTGCCGCATCAAAGCTGATCCTCTCGAACAAGTTGACCGAAGATCAGGCGAACCGCGTCTATTACGCGATGTCGCAGATCGCCTCGCGCGGGAAGCTGTATCAGGAGCAGCTTGGCCGTGAACTGGGCAAGACGCTCGCGGGCTTTACGTCGCAGTTGGCGACCGCGATGGGTATCAGCAGCGCCCAACTTCAGGACAACATGAAGAAGGGCAAGGTCTCGGCCTCCGACTTCTTCGCGGGCCTGCGTGGTGTTGCGGATGGCATTGACCCGTCCAAGCTGGACAGTTCGGCCCGCCGCCTGAACATGCTGAACAACGCGATCTTCGATCTGAAATCGAAGATGCTCGACAGCGGCACGATCAAGACCGTTCTCACCGATGCAGGCAACGCCGCCAAGTTCCTCGCGGATAACGCTGAGACGCTTGCGACGGTGCTGTCGTATGGCCTCGCCGCCAGTCTCGGCAAGGCGGCTCAGGCGATGTACCTGAAGACGACGGCCTCGATTGAAGCCACGCGCGTCGAGCGCGCACTTGCAACGCAGACCGCCGCATCGACCGAGGCAACGCTGGCATCCATTGCCGCGGACTATGAAAAAGCCAAGTCACAGGCCGCGATCACCGATAGTGAACTGGCGGCGGCTGAGGCTTACCAGACGACCGTTGCGTTTGCCTATGAGGAAGCGGCGGCAAAGCTGGAACTGGCGAAGCAAAACCTGCGCCTCTCGACGTCTGAGTACCTCGAAGCCGATGCGGCTCGGAACTCGACCGAGTTCAAGGAGCAGATGATCGCGGCCAATGAGGCTGCGGTGAAGTCTGAAGCTGAACTCAGCCTCGTCATCACGGAAGCTGCGGCGGAATTGCGCCGCCTCGATGGTGCGCTGGCGGCGGCAGATGCAGAATTGCTGGCGGCCGCTGAAGCGTCGAACGTGGCCGCAATTGCGCTTGCGCGCACTGGCGAGGCCGCTGCTGCGGCTGGTCTCGAAGCCTTGACGTTCAGGGACGTGATGGGCGGTCTGCTTGGTATGCTGGGCGGCTGGCAGGGCCTCGCCTTCATGGGCGCTGCCGTTGCTATCGAATACCTGACCTCGCAGCAGACCGAGGCAGAGAAGGCCACGCGCGCTGTGGAGGCCGCTGACAAGGCAATGGGCAGCTACCAGTTGACGCTGGGCGAATTGCTCGATGAGCGTACCGGCAAGCACAAGCAACTGACGGAAGCACTCGAAGCGCAGTACCTCGCGCAGCTTAAAGTCAATGCCGCCGAGGCAGTGAGCAACGCCAAGGCCGCGCGCACCGCGCTGTCTTCGGACGTCGAGAACAAGAACGGCGGTAGCTGGCTCGATCTGATGGGGCAAGCCTTCATCAATCAGTCGGCGGCTGAGAGTGGCGATAGCAAGGGCTTCGTCAACTATGGCGCATCCGATGCCGCCAAGTCGTTCTCGTCGCTCATCCAGTCCGACAACCTCACCGCCGACAAACTCGTCAGCGCGGTCGCGGCGGCGCGCCGGTCTGGCGTTCAGGGGATTGATGACCGGTACGTTTCCACGCTGGCCAAGGCGCTGAATGACGCCGAGGTCATCCGTATTGGCGAGAAAATCCGCACGCTTGGCGTCAACAGCCTGAACGCTCAGGAAACGGCTACGGCCAAGGTTGCTGGCCTGCCGGGTTTCCCGAGCGCCACGGTGATGACCGGCGTCACGGATACGAAGAAGCACGCCGATCCGTTCGCCAGTGCCGAGAAGGAACTGGGGCGCACCAACGCTGGTCTGGCGGCACAGACTGTGCTGTGGATGCAGAATGGCCACGTCATCGAGGCCACGAACAAGGCTCAGGCCGAGTTCGACGTTTCTTCTGCGGGCCGTTTTGCAAATGAGAGCGATCAGCGCAAAAAGGCGTGGGTTGCGCTTAATGCTCAAAAGGACAAGCTGGAAGAACTTCTCAAGGCTGAGAAACTCTATACTGAAGAGCAGAACAGGTGGGGTGAGGATAAGGCCAAGAACGACTTCGAGTTAGCGCATTGGGACTTGCTGCATGGCAAGATCAAGAAAGCTGCTGAAGCCGAGTTCGAGTTCAACCTTGCCCGCGGTGCCTACAAAGGATTGCCTCAGGCTGAAATTGGCAAGTTGAGCGAAAAGGCGCGCGCCGACGACGCCTCTAAGCTGGCTGTAACGCAGCAGGCTGAAGCTGACGCGCTTGCGAAGGCTGAGATCGGCTGGAAGCGCGAGACCGAGGCCGTCACCGACCAGTACAAGGCAGTGACGATGAGCGCTGAGGCGTACAAGCTGATGGTCGAGCGTAAGCAGGCCCTCGCTCAGATTGACGAACACGTCGCCAACATGGACGAGAAGAGCGCGGCTGAGTATCGCAAGAAGGCTCAGGCGTGGCTCGAAGAGAAGCAGGCCGCTGAGAAGGCGTATGATGCTTGGACGCGGTCTGCGGAAGGCGGCGCACAGATCGCGCTGCACGCCTACAAGGATGACATCGACAACCTCGGTAAGCACATCGGGGATGCGATGAACAATGCCTTCAAGGGCGCTGAGGACGCGCTGGTCAACTTCTGCATGACCGGCAAGCTGAACTTCACCGACTTTGCGAACAGCATCATCAAAGACCTGATCCGCATTGCGATCCAGCAGTCCATCATGAAGTGGGCCACGACGCTGATGAACTTCATTCCCGGCATGGGTGCGCCGAGCGCAGCCCTGTCGGCTGATGCTTCAGCGACCATCGCAGCCAACCCCGGCATCTTTGCCACGGGTGGCGCATTCGATACCGGCGGCGTGCGCAAGTTTGCGACCGGCGACGTCTTCGACAGTCCGACGATGTTTGGCTTCGGCGGCAATAAGCTGGGCGTGATGGGTGAGGCTGGGCCTGAGGCGATCATGCCGCTGAAGCGCGGCGCGGATGGCAAGCTGGGCATCGCTGGTGGCGGAGGCGGCTCCGTCAACAACGTCACGGTCAACATGAATGTCGATGGTGGCAGCAGTCAGGTGACCAGCAGTTCTGGTCATGCGGCGCAGCTTGGGCAGGCGATCAGCCGGGCAGTTCAGGCTGAGATCGTCAAGCAGCGTCGGCCCGGCGGACTTTTGGCGGCATAATCATGGCAACCTTCACCTACACGCCCGACAATGGCGCATCCTACACCATCAAGCCGAACGTGCGCGTCTCTAAGTTCGGAGACGGGTACGAACAGCGCGCGGGCAACGGCATCAACCTGAACCCGAAGGTCTGGACGCTGAAGTTCTCGATGCGCGTCGATGCCGAGGCACTGGCAATCACGTCGTTCCTCGAAGCGCAGGCGGGCCTGACCAGCTTCACTTGGACCGACATCAACGGCTCCACGAACAAGTATGTCTGCCGCACTTGGACTGTGGTGAAGGATCACTATAATCTCAACACGGTCTCTGCCTCTTTTGAGCAGGTATTCGAGCCGTAATAAGAGGAAGGACGACATGCAGATTGCTTTGGTCCTGTCAGCCGAAGAGGTTCAGGACATCCTCAATACGCTTGGTGAACTCCCGACCAAGGTCGGTGCGTGGCCGTTGCTGATGAAGATCAAGCAGCAGGCTGAGGCGTACCTGAATGCACCGCCACCCGCGCCCGTCGAGGCCGCGCAGTGAACGTCAGCTTCTCTTGGCACGTCGGAAACCTCGTGGTGCAGCCCAATGTGGGCGACCACGAGAATGTCGTCTCGTGCGTCCATTTCACGCTCATCGGCACCGATGGCACGTTCGGTAGCAGCATCTATGGCTCGGTCTATCTGGACGCGCCTGACGGCGACTTCACACCCTACGCCAGCCTCACCGAAGCTGAAGCAGTTTCGTGGGTGGAAGCGGCGCTTGGTCCCGACACGATCAACGACCTGAAGGCCATCGTGACGCAGCGCATCGCGGAGATCGCCGCTGCGCCCGCGCCTGTGGCCGCGCTTCCGTGGGGTAGCGCATGACCATTACGGCAGACATCCAGACCCTCGCGCCTTCATCGGTGATCGAGATGTTCGAGATCGACACCAGCATCGTCGGTGGCGGCATCTATCGGTTTCACGCGGGCAAGAACGGCCTGACCTCCGATGTGATCTGGCAGGGCAACACCTATTCCGCATTCCCTATCGAAGCCTCTGGCTTCGAGTGGAACGGAAAGGGCAGCTTGCCGCGCCCGACGCTGACTGTGGCGAACGCGCTTGGCACGATCAGCGCGCTGGTCCTGATGTATCAAGACTTGGCCGGGTCTAAGGTCACGCGCATCCGCACGCTGGCGAAGTATCTCGACGCCGTGAACTTCTCCGGCGGCGTGAACCCCACGGCAGACAGCACTGCGGAGTTCGCGCGCGACATCTATTATATCGACCGTAAGTCTTCGGAAAACCGCGAATACGTCGCGTTCGAGTTGGCGGCATCCCTTGACCTTGCTGGCGTGAAGGTTCCGCATCGCCAGATCGTGCAAAACTACTGCCCGTGGCTCTATCGCGGCGCTGAGTGCGGGTATACCGGAACGAACTACTTCGACACGAATGACGCATCGGTCGGATCACTTTCGCTGGATGTGTGCGGCAAGCGCATTTCCTCGTGCAAGTGCCGCTTCGGCACGACCGGGGTGCTGCCATACGGCGGCTTTCCCGCAGCAGGGCTTATCAAGTAATGAACGAAGACACCCGCGAAGCCGCCTCGCAGTACGCTCAGGCCGAGTTCCCGCGCGAGGCGTGCGGCCTTGTCGTCATTGTACGCGGCAAGGAAAAGTTCTGGCCGTGCCGCAACATCAGCGACTTCGGCGGCGACCAGTTCATCATGGACCCGAACGACTATGCCGAAGCCGAAAAGGCTGGCGAGATCGTCGGCGTCTTCCATAGCCACATCAACCTGCCGCCGATCCCGTCTGGCGCGGACAAGGTGGCCTGCGAGGCGACCGGGCTGAAATGGTACATCATCGGCGTGCCGACGCTCTCGTGGTTCGAGTTCGAGCCGAGCGGGTACGAAGAGCCGCTCGTGGGCCGCGTCCATTGCTGGGGCACGCTCGATTGCTGGTCAATTGTGCGGGACTGGTATCGGATCGAGCGCGGCATCGAACTCATCAACCTGCCCCGCGCGCCGAACTTCTGGCAGCGTGGCGAAAACATCTTGGGCGACAACTACAAGCGCGCAGGTTTCGTGGCGATCCATGAAGATGAGCCGCTCGAAGTAGGCGACGTTATTCTGATGCAGACTGGTGATAGCCCCTTCCCGAACCATGTTGCGTTGTATATTGGGGATGACATCATTCTGCATCACGCGGAAAACCGCCTTTCGAGCCGCGACGTTTATGGCGGCTGGTACAAAAAGCATACGGTGAAAGTTGTTCGCTATGCGCAAGGTTCGGCTTAACGGCGCTCTTGGGAAGAAATACGGTCGACTGCACAAACTCGATGTGCAGACGCCCGCCGAAGCCATCCATGCTCTTTGCATGAACTTCCCCGGCTTCAAGCAAGACCTGATCGAGAGTGGTGATCGTGGCGTCGGATACCGCTGTGTCGTGGACAAGGAAGTCTCCGATGTCGAGCGCCTGACCTATCCGATGTCGCGCGACTTTTCGATCACCCCGGTTGTCATGGGCGCGGGCAAGGTGGGCATGATTATCGCGGGAATTGCTCTGCTGGCGATCCACTTCATCCCCGGCCTTCAGCCACTTGCGCTCGCGCTGGATACCATCGGCCTGCATGGCGCAATGGTCGCGTGGATGGGCGCTGCGCTGCTGCTGGGCGGCATCTCGCAGTTGCTCACGCCGACGCCGCAGGCAGGGGTGAATGGCACTCAGAACACTAACAACACGATCAGCGGCGCGACCAACACCACGGCTCAGGGCGCGCCGGTGCCGTTTGGCTATGGCCGTCGCATCGTGGGTAGCGCTGTCATCAGTGCAGGCATCACGGTCGAGCAGCCCGCCGCTGTGGCCTATCCCTATGACCTCAAGCTGACGGGGATGATTGTACCGGCATGAGCGACGCAATCATTATCGCGGGCGCTAGTGGCGGCAAAGCTGGTGGGTCTGGCGGCGGTCTCAACGAGTCCGCCGACACCCTCAAGTCGACCTCGTATGCGCAGGTTCTCGACCTCGTTTCTGAGGGCGAAATCGGCGGTCTGGTCAACGGATTGCAGTCGATCTATCTGGACGATACGCCGATCCAGAACCCTGATGGGACGAACAACTTCAAGGGCGTCACCTATGTCGCCACGACCGGCACTCAGACGCAGGGTGTGGTGGCTGGCTACAACCAAGTATCGAACGAGATCGCGGTCGCAACCGAGGTCAAGTATTCGACGCCCATCGTCAAGACCATCACGAACACGACTGTCACGTCATGCACCGTGACTATCCAGTTGCCCGCGCTGACCTACATGGACAGCAGCGGTAACCTTGGTGGTTCATCCATCGAGTACGCGATCGATATTCAGGTCGATGGCGGCGGCTGGGTCACGAAAGTCGATGAGACGATCAACGGCAAGTGCAGCAGCACTTATGAGCGCCAGTATCGCATCAACCTGCCGACTGGGACGACGCGCCAGATCAGGGTGCGCCGGATCACCGCCGACAGCACTTCCTCGTCGCTGAACAACAAGACGTTCTTCAAGTCCTACGCGGAAATCATCGACGCGCAGCTTTCGTACCCGAACAGCGCGATCATCGGCGTGCGCGTGGATGCCTCGCAGTTTCAGAACGTGCCGAAGCGCGGTTATGACGTAAAGCTGCTGAAAATCCGCATCCCGACGAACTGCACGGTTCGCGCGGATGGATCGCTGGCATACAGCGGGACTTGGGACGGAACGTTTCAAGTTGCGTGGTCTTCGTGCCCGGCATGGGCATTCTATGACATGCTCACGCAGTCGCGGTATGGCCTCGGCAACTACATCTCCGCCTCGCAGGTGGACAAGTGGTCGCTCTATTCGATAAGCAAGTATTGCAACCAGCTTGTCAACGATGGTTTCGGCGGCACTGAGCCGCGCTTTTCTTGCAATCTGTGGATCAATACGCAGCAGGAAGCCTTCACTGTTGTCAGCCAGATGGCTTCGATCTTCCGTGGCATGGTATACTGGGGGACTGGCAGCGTCTCGGCCTCTCAGGATAGCCCTGCTACCCCGTCCTACCTCTTCACGAACGCGAACGTGATCGATGGGGTATTCGACTATCAGGGTTCTAGCGCCAAGGCCCGCCACACCGTCGCGCTCGTCACGTACAGCGACCCGAACGATATGTATCTGGATAAGGTCGAGTACGTCGAGGATACGGCTGGGATCGCGCGCTACGGCGTCGTCTCGACCGACGTGGTGGCCTTCGGTTGCACGAGCCGTGGGCAGGCCGCGCGCCTTGGTCGCTGGCTTCTCTACTCGGAGCGCTATGAGACTGATGTCGTCGTCTTCAAGACGGCGCTGGAAGGCTGCATCTGCCGCCCCGGCGAGGTCATTAAGATCGCTGACCAGTATCGCGCTGGCTCGCGCATCGGCGGGCGGATCAGCGGCGCTACGACCACGAGCGTCACGGTCGACAACCTGAGCGGCGTCAACGTGACCGGCGGAACGCTCTACATCGTTGGGCCTGATGGCGCGGTCTACAGTAGCACGGTCGTCGGCTCGTCGGGTAATACCGTGACGGTCTCGCCCGCGCTGACGGTCACGCCGCAGGCGCAGTCGCAGTGGGTCATCGCAACGCCCCTGCTTGACGCTCAGACCTTCCGCATCTTGGCGATGGTCGAGGGCAGCGACGGCACGATGGAAATCACCGCGCTGGCGAACAATCAGTCGAAGTACGACTACGTCGAGAACGGTCTGGTTCTGCAACGGCGGAACATCAGTGACCTTTCGCCGGTGCCCGCGACTGTGGCGTCTGTGTCGATGACCGAGACGCTGTATCGCTATCAGGCTGATGTCCGGTCGAAGGTCACGGTGAACTGGCCCGCAGCAGCCAGCGCGACCGCGTACAAGATCGAGTGGCGCAAGGACTTCGGCAACTGGGTGTCCGACGTCACCAGCAGCCTCGACTATGACATCGTGAACACCACGGTTGGCCGGTATGACGTCAAGGTCACGTCCATCGGTGTGTTCGGCACGCCCGCGCAGACCGCAGCCACCGGAACGCTGAACGCGCTGGGTAAGACCGCGCCGCCGAGCAACGTCACCGGCTTCACGGCCACCATCGATCCGCTCATTGGCATCACGCTGTCGTGGACGCCTGTGACCGACCTTGACCTCGCGCAGTACGAAATCAGGACCGGGGCAAGCTGGGCGGCTGGAACGCTGGTCTCTCAGGTGGCGGCGAACAGCTACAAGCTGGGCGCGATCAGCGGGACGTCGCAGACGTTCTGGATCAAGGCCATCGACACCACGGGCAATTACAGTACGACCGAGACCTCCGTCACGACGTCACTGTCTGCTCCCTCAATCGTCACGCCCACTGTTCAAGTGATCGACAATAACGTCCTTCTGAAATGGACAGCCTCGACTTCGACGCTGGCGATCAACTATTACGAAATCCGCAAGGGTGCGACTTGGGCTGCGGGAACTGTTGTTGGCCGCGTCTCGAACGCTACCTTCACCGCCTTGTTCGAGACTGCATCGGGCACTTACACGTACTGGGTTGCGGGCGTCGACATCGGCGGCAACTATGGCACGCCGAACAGCATCTCGACCACCGTCTCACAGCCGCCTGACTACGTGCTGTTCCTGAACTACACGTCGTCGCTCAATGGCACGCTGTCGAATGCGGTGAAGTTTGGCAACAGCCTGACGATGCTGGTGGACACGTCCAAGACGATTGCTACGCACTTCACCAGCAACTCTTGGGCCTCTCCGCAGGCTCAGGTGACGGCTGGCTACCCGCTGTGGATCGAGCCGAGTGTCGGCACCGCGTATTACGAAGAGGTCATCGACTACGGCGCAACGCTCGCCGCGTGCCGGGTGACCGTGAACGCGGTGACCGCGGTGCTGGCTGGATCGGCCACGCTCACGCCGAAGATCAGCGTGAGCAACACGTCTGCCACCGGCCCGTGGACCGACTATGCGGGCGTCAGCCAAGCCTATGTGACCGCGTTCCGCTGGGTGAAGATCAGGTTCGACGTTGTGGGCACTGGCACCACGTCGCTCGTCAGCCTGAGCAACCTCGTCATCAACCTCGACGCCAAGGGCAAGACCGATCAGGGCACGGCTACCGCCGTCTCGACGGACACCGGCGGCACCGTGGTCAACTTCAATGCTTCATTCGTCGCCGTGAACGCGATTACTGTAACGCCGCAAGGAACCGGCGCGCGTTATGCGATCTATGATTTCGCGGGCGGCGCAAATCCGACTTCATTCAAAGTATTGCTCTATGATAGTGCTGGTAATCGTCTGTCTGGCACTGTATCGTGGACCGCTAGGGGTTATTAATAATGGCTGGTGCAAACTGGGCTTCGCCCGCGCTTACTGACAGTTACACCACGTTCCTCTCGGCTCTTGCTGCGAGGGATGTTGATGCGATCACGCAGTTCTCCGCGAACGGCGACGGCACCAACATGCCCACGGGCGCGATCAAGTGGAACTCGGCGCTGGGCCGCTGGCAGCAGTGGAGCGGAACGGCGTGGGCCGAACTCGCTGCGACCTACAACCTGACCGGCCTGACGGCGACCTCGTTCTCGAACACCGGCAACACCACGCTCGGCAGCGCCAGCAGCAACACGATCACGACCAACGCGGCAACGTGGACGGTTGCGAATAGCCCGGTCATCACCGGCGCGATGACGTTCGCCTCGGCCCTCACGTTTCAGGGCAACCTGACGTTCGGCAGCGCCAGTGGCAATACCGTGACCCTCGTCGGGAACACCGTGAACCTGCCTACCGGCACGACCACCTTCGCGGTCGGCACGGCGAACTTCAGCGTCGGCCTTCAGGTTGGTGGATCGGCGGTGATGTCTGCTGCCAGCACGGCCACCCTGACTAACAAGACGTTCGATACGGCTGGCGCTGGTAACGTCCTGAAGGTCAACGGCAACACCCTTACGGCAACGGCTGGTGCGGCCACGGTCACGCTACCCAACGCAACTGACACGCTGGTTGGTCGCGCGACGACCGACACGCTGACGAACAAGACGATCACCGGCCTCGCATCGGCATCTACGATCTTCGACGCGGGTGGCGCGCTGTCGTTCAGCATCGGCTATCTGGACGCGCCGCAGAACTCGCAGACGGCCAGCTACACGCTCGCCCTGAGCGACCGCGGCAAGCACATCTCGACCAACAACGCGCTGATTGTGCCCGCGAACTCGACCACCGCGTTCCCGGTTGGATCGTCCGTCTCGATGTTCAACAACAGCGCATCGAGCATCGCACTGACCATCGCCAACGGCAGCACCGATACGATCCAACAGGCTGGCACGAACACCGCCGTTGTCACCGCATCCAGCTTCACCGCGACGATCAGTGGCACCACGCTGAGCGTATCTTCGATGACCACCGGCACGCTGGCTGTCGGCCAGACCGTCGTCGGGTACGGCAACATCACCGCGCTGGGCACGGGTACGGGCGGCGTCGGAACGTACACGCTGAGCCTTTCCAGCACTGTGTCGAGCGCCACGGCGATGTCTTCAACCACGACTGCGACCACGGCAATCAACGGCCAGAGCGCAGTTGTGACTGGATCGATCAGCACGACCACGCTGACGGTCACGGGTGTCACCAGTGGCGCGCTGGCCATCGGCCAGACGATCAGCGGCACGGGCATCACGGCTGGTACGCAGATCATCGGGTTCATCAGTGGATCGGGCGGCACCGGCACGTACATCGTCAGCGTCTCTCAGACCGTGGCCAGCACGACCGTCACGGCTGCGCAGGCTGCGTGCACGATCATGCCCAAGGGCCTTGCCACGCTCCTGAAGGTATCCGCGACGGCTTGGATCATTGCTGGCTCGGGGGTCGCATAATGGGTATCCGCCAAGTATTGATGGCAGGAAGCGGCCTCGCTGGTACGCTCATCTCAGGTCTGTATACCAATTACGGCACGTACTATGGGTATGCGCCGGGTACTGTTGGCGGAACGATCAGCCCCACGACTTTCATGGGGCATCCGATTGCAGCGCTGGAAGTCATTTCTTTCTCGTCAGTTCAGGTGACCTTCTCGGTGTCGGGTAGCCTGCCGAACGGTGTCTTCACGATCCTGACTATCAACGGGATGATGTACCCCGCTTCAGCGGCCACCTATTCGACTGGATCGGGTTTTACCACTTGGTCATGGGCCGCGCCCGGCGGCAGCACCCTTCCGATCAGCGCCAACGGCCAGTTCGTGCAATGGAGCCTTTCTTAATGCTTGACCTTCAGTTCACGCTGCCCGCCAGCCGCGAAGAATGGTTCGCCAAGGGTTCAGTCGACGGCCACCAGTTTGAAGTGCCCGGCACGTTTCGCGAAGATGGGACGCTGGATGAGGCCGCGACCATCGCGCGCATCAAGTCCGATATGCTGTTTCGGATCGTCCACACCCGCCGGAACGCACAGCTTGCGAACAGCGATGCCGCCCTGCGCGGCCTGCACGACATGGTGTACGTCGCCGGGGAGATGGTGCGCGAGGATCACACGCTCTACCACCCGGAGAGCGCCGAGGCGCTGGGTCTGCTGAAGGCAGCGTTCCCCGATGGCTATGACTTCGAGAGCGCGATGACCAATGTCGTTGGGGTCTATGATGGGTATCGCCCGCCGTACAAGAACTCGTCCGTAAGCTGGTATGAGTTCTGCGAGCCGAGCGAAGAATTGCTCGACAGCTACAAGGTCGACCGCAGCGTATATCGTAGCATCCTCGACTGGTACGGTCTGAAGTTCGACTTGGAAACCAAGAGCGTCATCCTGAAGGTCGTCTGCTTGGATGTCGAAGGCGAGAAGCCCGACTTCCCGGCCAACTGCTTTCAGTTCTACGCGACCACGCATCACCCTGACGGGGCTGTTGATGATCTGGTAGACTGCTATGTGTGGACGACCCACGAACTCATGCGTGAGTATTGCAACAAGCATGGCCTCACCTTCCCCATCGACGGAGAGATTGGTGAGAAAATCGTACAATGGGGGGTGGTGTTCAACAGTAAGACGCTGGAACTCGGCGTTGTGAAAGGGTACTACGAGTATGGCAATCCTCTCCCCTCAGGAGATGAAGGAAATTGATGCTCGCTTTTGGGCGACCATCGATTACGAAAACCGCCTCCACAAGAAGCAAGTGAAGTCCGACAGGAAGAAAGCTGCCGGAAAGAAGGACTAGGGACTATGGACTTGACCTCGGTTGCATCGGTTGTAGGCGTGATTGCAAGCGGGTTGGCCGGTCTTGCCAGTTGGATTACGCTTCGTGAGCGCGTTGTTCGCGCCGAGACGAAGATCGAGACGCTCGAAAGCCTGCACAAAGATCAGAAGACTGAAGTGCAATCGCTGCGCGAGTGGCTTGACAGTCAATTCATTGAACTGCGCAAGTCCCTCGAACGCAAGGCTGATCGTTAATTACAAGGCGACAGAATGTGACAATCAGGATTTCAGATGAAGACTTCGCGGCTGCTTGGACGCACTGCGATGGTAGCCCGGCTCGTGTGGCGCAGCATCTCAGTGTTGCGGAGCGGTTTGTTTATCGGCGGCGCAATGCGCTGATGACCAAGGGGGTCATCCTTCCGACGCAATCGCGGGAGTGGCGTCAGACCTTTCCGAACTCCACGCGGGTCAATCTGACCGATGGCGTGGTCATCATCTTCAGCGATGCTCACTGGTGGCCCGGCACGCGCACGCCCGCGCACGAGGCGCTCCTGCTGCTGATCGAGCGGATGAAGCCGAAGGTGGTCATCGCCAACGGTGATCTGGTGGATGGTGCCAGCACGAACCGGCATGACCCGCACGGCTGGGCCGAGCGACCCACCGTCAAAGAAGAGATCGAGACGGTCGACGCGCACTTGCACGAGATCAAGCTGGCCTCCCCGAAGGGTGCGCGGTTCATCTGGAATATCGGCAACCACGACCTGAACTTCGAGCGGCGGCTGGCAACCCGCGTGCCTGAGTTCGCTGGGATGCCGATGGTGCGGCTCGAAGATCACTTCGACGGATGGGAAATGCAGTGGAAGACGGAGATCAATGACTGCACTGTAGTCAAGCACCGCTACCACAATGGTATTCACGCCGCGTACAACAACGCGCTGAAATCCGGCAAGACGATTGTCACTGGACATCTTCATCGGCTGGCCGTAACTCCGTGGGTAGACTACAACGGCAAGCGCTGGGGTGTTGATACCGGCACGCTGGCAAATCCGAATGGCCCGCAGTTCGAGTATGGCGAAGACAATCCGAAGCCGCACTGTTCTGGCTTCGCGGTCTTGACTTACAAAAACGGCTTTCTTCTGCCTCCTGAACTGGTTGAGGTCATCAATGGCCGTGCATATTTCCGTGGTGAGGTGATCTATGAGTAATCTCGACCCCGCAGTCGTGAAGGCCGCGGTCAACTCGTTCCGCAAGTGGGGCATCCCTGCGTCGGTCAGCCTTGCGCAGTTCGCGCTCGAAAGTGGCTGGGGCAAAAAAGACCTCGGCTGCTTCAACTATTTCGGCATGAAGGCTGCTTGCGGCGCTGACGGCAAGCCTGTGGTTCCGTTCGTGATGGAGCATACGCGCGAGGTCGACAAGTACGGGCACGACTATTACGTCGACGCGCCGTTCCGCAAGTTCGCGGATGCCATCGAGGCATTCGATGAACATGCCAAGCTGCTGGCCACCCGCCCGGCCTATGCCAAGGCACGCGCTAAGCTGCCGAGTGCCGACGCCTTCGCTGATGCCCTGACTGGCGTCTACGCGACCGACCCGAAATACGGAACCCTGCTGAAAGAGATCATGCACGGCTCCAACCTGTATCAATACGACAAGGAGTGACCGATGGGGTTCCTGACCTCCCTGCGCGCCCGGCTGAACGAGCGCTCTACCTATATGTTCTGGATCGGCTCGATGGGCGTCGTGGCGGGC